GCGGGCCTGGTCACACCCTGGATCGACCCGCCGCTTGACCCGGCACTGAAGGGCGACGAGATGAAGGAGCGGCTCGGGGAGATCTCCGACGAGATCCGGGACCGAGGAGGGCGCCTGCACTACGTCGGGGACGTCCTCGACCTGGCCGCGTCCGAGGCGGCACGCCGGGCCGGCGAACAGGCCAAGCGAGCGCGACGAGCGGCCGTCAAGGCCAACGAGGAGACCGCAGCATGAGCGACATTCCGGTGATCCACACCACCAAGGCCGAGCTGGCGACTGACCGCTTCTGGATCGAGCACCTCGAACCGATCACCCGGGCGCATGGCGTGCCGGCGCCCACTGAGCTGCACCGCGACCCCGGTGACGACGCCGTGCACCTGCTCCGCCACTCCGACGGCCGCCTGCTCGCCGTCGTCCGCACGGATCGCCCCGCCTGCCCGACGTGCGGGCGGTGACCCGCATGAGCGACGGCGAGCCGTTCGACTTCGGCACGATCCGGCTGCAGCCTGCGAGCTGGGGAGTCGGGATGCTGACAGCCGAGTGCATGCGGCCCACCTGCGGGTGGGTCATGACGTTCTCGACGAACCGGCTGGACACGATCATCGAGACCTGCCGGGACGACGACGAGCGGGTGGCGCGTGCGGCGTACCCGAACGTGTGGCACGTCGAGGAGACGCGGCACGGCGAGTTCCTGATCGTGCCCGACCATTTCCCGAGCACGCCCGCCATTGCGCGCACCGAGCCGAACGCCGAACACATCGCTCGCTGGGATCCGGCGCGCGTGCTGGCCGAGGTCGACGCCAAGCGGAGCATCCTGAATGAGTGGCAGCGGTGGTACACAGCCGAGGACATGGACTACGACCGCAGGCGTACCGAGTACGAACGCGCCGAGGCCCTGTCCGTCGTAGTCAAGCTGCTCGCCCTGCCGTACGCCGGGCGTGAGGGATGGCGCGAGGAGTGGCGGCCGTAGCCGGTAGGCACGCGTCAACCGGTTGCAGTCAGCAGCCGCTAGTCGCATGACAGGCGGTTGCACGGGGCTACTGGACAGCAGGCGTCAAGCCTGCAATGATCCGCTGCAGGTGGATCCAGTCCGCCCACATCCAGCACACGAGCCCTCGCTACCTCACCCGTGGCGAGGGCTTCGCTGTACCTGGCGCGAGGTGGTGACCATGCCTCAGCGCCCCTGCCTCGGATGCGGTCGGCTGACCTCACGGCGCGGCTCACGCTGCTCCGACTGTGCCAGCGCCAAGGGCAAGGCCAGGGATGCACGGCGAGGCAGCAGGCAGGCTCGCGGGTACGACGCGGTGCATGACGCACTGCGCGAGCAGTGGCGACCCAAGGTCGAGACCGGGCGCGTGCGATGCGCCCGCTGCGGCGAGCTGATCCCGGCCGACCAGGCATGGGCGCTCGACCACACCGATGACCGCACGGGCTACCTCGGCCCGAGCCACACCACCTGCAACGCAGCCGCGGGCGGTAGAGCCGCGCACTGATCCCAGCAACACAAACGCCCCGGCACCTGCGCTAACAGGTCCGGGGCTTTGCCATTCCTGTGCGAGGGGAACGACATGCCGGATCGTACGTGCACCGTGGATGAGTGTGACAACCCGCCACGCAGTGGCAAGGCCGAATGGTGCGCCAAGCACTACCACCGCTGGTATCGGCACGGGAGCGTCGACAAGACGGCACGCACTGCGGGGATCTCGATCAGCAAGGGCCGGCGCTACCGCTCGCACCACCTCCCCGGGCATCCGCTCGCCACACCATGCGGCAGGGTCTACGACCACCAGGTGGTGCTGTACGCGGCCATCGGCCCAGGCCCTCACCCCTGCCACTGGTGCACCCGACCCGTCCGCTGGGATGCAGGCAAGGCCAAGCCTGACCGCCTCACCGTTGACCACCTCAACGACATAGGTGACGACAACCGCTTGGCCAACCTCGTGCCGTCGTGTCCGACCTGCAACACCACGCGTGCAGTGCAGGCCAAGGCTGCAGCACTGGTCGCACACGGTTGGTGGTCGAACCACGACACGATCGCTCGGCTCAAGCGCGGACGCGCGCCGCAGGTCGTCGAGTCACTGACTGCATGACTAACTGTGCGTGACTAGCGTCCCGCGACCGCCCTGGTTACCGTGGGTGGGGGGCGGTCCCGTGACGTAAAGATCAACAGGGCAAAGGACCCATGCAGGTCAACGCTTGGCCCCGTGGTACCTCCCAGAACGGATTTTCCGTCACGCATTGTTACGGCCCGAGGTGCCAGCCTGGCCCTGGACATGTAACCAGGAGTGACCATGCCTCGGACGAAGAAGCCGGCCGGCACCACCGTCGATCCGCGCAACGGTCGCCGCGCGGGTCTGACGCTCGCCGAGGGCGGCCGCTTCGACCCGCCGGACGGCGTTTCACCCGATGCGCTGGTCCTGTGGAACGCCTACTGGGCCGACACGGTGTCGATGGCCCAGACCCCGGCCGACCGTGGCGTGCTGCTCCGCTGGATCACCGAGTACGACCGCTACCTGCGGACTGTCGCCGAGGCGGACAGGCGCCCGCTGGTACGCGGGTCGACCGGCCAGGACGTGGAGAACCCGCTCTACAAGATCGCCTACCGGGCGCTGGACGCCGCAGAGCGCTGCGAGAGGCAGATGGGCGTCGGTGCGCTGTACCGCTCCAACCTGGGCATTGCGGTGATCACCGAGCAGAAGTCGCTGCAGCAGATGAACAGCAAGTACGGGGGCGGCGATGTCCAGCGCGACCCTCGCCCGGACCCGCGGGTCATCCAGCTCGAAGCCTGACCCCGGTTGCCAGGCCTGCGGGTGGAAGCCGGGGCCGGATGAGCTGTGGCCGTCGCACGGCGCGATCGCCGTCGAGTGGATCGAGGACAACTGCATCTGCGGCGAAGGCGACTGGTACGGCCAGCTGATCACGCTGCGGCCCGACCAGCAGGCCTTCGCGTGGCGCTGGTTCGAATACTGCCCCAAGTGCGGCGAATGGCACTACGACGAGGGCTTGCGTGGTGCGGCTACCGGCGACGGCAAGACCCAGTTCATCGCCGCCCTGGCGCTGGTCGAGTTCGCCGGCCCCGACGAGATCGCCGTCGCGTCGCCGAACATCCCGATTGGTGCCGCCTCGTTCGAGCAGGCCAACCTGCTGTTCACGGCCGTAGCCACGATGTGCGGCGGCCGCGACCAGGCGGTCAAGGAATCCCCGCTGTGCGGCTTCTTCGAGGTCTACGACACCGAGATCAAGTTCGCTGACGGCAGGTCCGGGCGCATCTACCGCGTCGCCGCCGTGGCGGGAACGAACGAGGGCGGACTGCCGTCGCTGTTCATCGCCGACGAGCTCCACGAGTGGGGCGACGAGGGATCGCGCAAGGCGCGCGTGCACACCGTCATCGGCAAGTCGACGAAGAAGCGCAAGACCCACCGCGGCGCCGGCCGCCGGCTGAACCTGTCCACCGCCGGCTTCGACAAGGACCACTCCCTGCTCGGCGCCATGTACAAGCTCGGCAAGCAGGCGAAGATCGATCCGTCGCTCGCGCCGCGGTTCCTGTTCGACTGGCGTGAGGCGCCGGAGGACGTCGACTACGAGTCGGCCGAGGACCGGGCCCGCGCCGTGCGTGCCGCGTCCGGCGCAGCCGACGTGCTGTGGTCGGTGCGCGACAGGGTCAACGAGTGGGGCAAGCCCGGCATGCAGCGCCACGAGTGGCTGCGGTACTACGCCAACCGGTGGGTGGACGTCACCGAGGAATCGTGGCTGTCGGACCACCCGGGCGCGTGGGACGCCTGCCAGGGCACCTGGGAGTCCAACGACGCCAATCCGTTCGTCGTGGTCGTCGACATGGCGCTCAAGCACGACTCGGTAGCGGTCAGCCGCATCGAGCAGCTATCGGACGAGAAGAACCGATACGCCATCACCTCGAGGATCTGGCGGCCGGACAGCGGGCCGGTCGACCACCTCGACGTCTTCAACTACATCCGCTCCCTGGCGCGCGGTTCGGCCTTCCGCGGCGTCGTGTACGACCCGCGGTTCTTCGAACTGCCCGGACGAATGCTCGAAGAGCAGGGCATCCTCGCGATCCAGTTCGACCAGTCGCCGCAGCGTATGGCGCCGGCCTGCGGGCTGGCTTTTGACCTCATCATCGAGGGCCGCGTCGTCCACGACGGCGACGAGGAGCTGGGCGCGCACATCAAGGTGGCGGTGAAGCGCGTGCAAGACCGCGGGTTCACGTTGTCGAAGGGCAAGAGCAAGCGGCACATCGACGCGGCCATCACCTTGTGCATGGGCGTCTGGGTGCTGAACGAGGTCCCGGAGCCCGAACAGCCGTTCTTCGCGGCCTGGCAATAGGAGGGATCACTCATGGCCGTCCTATCGGCAGACCCGGACCCTCGGGCGCAGTGGCGTGAGCTCGGCCGGCACATCGCCACCGGTATCGGCTGGCTGCTCTTCGCCGCCGGCTGGGTGCTGGCCAAGGCCGCTCGCACCGTCGCCACCGCCCTCGGCGCCGTCCTGTTCGCCGCTGGCTGGATTGCGGGCTCCGTCGCGTGGCCGGCGCTGCTCTGGTGCGGCAGCGCGGTGAGGCTCGGCTGGCAGGAGGGCCGAAAGCCGATCGGCGGTCAGCGTGGGACTTCTTGAGCGGATCGCCGCCGCCGGCCGAGGCGACGCCTCGCGGTCCTCGATCGACCAGTGGATCTCGCAGTACCTGATGCCGTCGCAGTTCAACTACAACGGCGTCGCCCACCAGTACGGCCTGCATCAGACGATGTCCGGCGAGAAGATCAAGACCGTCGCGGCGACCCTGCCCGGGTATGCGGGTGCGCTGCGGGCCTGCCCGCCGGCGTTCGCGGCCCAGATGGTCCGGGCGCTGGTGCTGTCGCAGATGCGGTTCACCTGGCGCAACCTGCCGTCATCGCCGACGCCGCGCAAGACGTTCGGCAACCGCGAGCTCCACCTGCTTGAGCGGCCGTGGCCGAAGGGCACGACCGGCGACCTGGTCGCCACGATGGAGTGGCACAGCGGACTGGCCGGCAACGCGTTCGTAGCGCGCCGCCCCGACCGGTTGCGGGTGCTGCGACCGGACTGGTGCGGGCTGATCTTCGGCTCGGAGCAGGACCCGGACGAGATCGCCGCGACATCCCTCGACGGCGAGCTGCTGGGCCTGGTCTACCAGAACGGCGGGATCGGCTCCGGGCGCGGCCAGATGCATACGCTGCTGCCGGACGAGTTCGCTCACTGGTCGCAGATCCCGGACCCGGAGTGCCCCGGCATCGGTCAGTCGTGGATCACCGCGGCCTTGGCCGACATCCAGGGCGACCGGGCCGCGACCGAGCACAAGCTGAAGTTCTTCACCAACGGCGCCACCCCGAACATGGTGGTCAAGGGCATTCCGGCGGCGACCAAGGAGCAGTTCGCTCAGGCCGTCGAGATGATGGAGGAGAAGCACTCCGGGCTGGCCAACGCCTACAAGACGCTGTACCTGACCGCCGGCGCCGACGCAACGGTTGTCGGATCGGATCTGAAGCAGTTGGACTTCAAGGCGACCCAGGGCGCCGGCGAAACCCGCATTGCGATGCTCGGCCGGGTGCCGGCGCCGCTGCTGGGAATCTCCGAGGGCCTGGCCGGCTCGTCGCTGAATGCCGGGAACTTCGGCATGGCTCGGCGCATCTTCGCCGACTCGTGGATGTTCCCGTCGATGCAGGACCTGGCCGCGTCGCTCGAGTCGATCCTGACGGTGCCGCGCAGCCAGCGCACCGGCCAGCAGGACGCCGAGCTGTGGTTCGACACGTCCGATATGCCGATCCTGCGCGAGGACGCCAAGGCGGCGGCCGAGATCACCGAGATTCAGGCCCGCACCATCACCGGCCTGGTCAAGGACGGCTTCACCTCGGATTCGTCGAAGGCGGCCGTCATCGGCCAGGACATGAGCCAACTCGTTCACACGGGTTTGGTCAGCGTCCAATTGCAGCAGCCCGGCGCGCAGCCGCCGGCCGCACCCACAAAGACCCCCACGGGAGGCTCGGCATGACCGTGACCGCGCAGACGCCGGCCATCCTGTTCCGCACGGCCGAGTTCCGGGCTGTCGGCGACACCGGCGACGGGCGGACCCTCGACGGCTACGCCGCGACCTTCGGCAACCCGTCCCGGATCCAGTCCTGGGAGGGCGAGTTCGACGAGGAGATCGCCGCCGGCGCGTTCCGTAAGACGCTGCGCCAGCGGATGCCGGTGCTGCAGTTCGACCACGGCCGCGACCAGCGGACCGGGTCGGTGCCGATCGGCTCGATCGACGAACTCGCCGAGGACGACCAGGGCCTGCACGTGGTCGCCCGGCTGTTCGACAACCCGGTCGTGGAGCCGATCCGGCAGGCCATCGCCGGCAAGGCCATCACCGGCATGTCGTTCCGCTTCCAGGTCAAGCGGGAGGCCTGGATCGACCGCGACGGCGTGAAGATCAAGGACGACGAGCTGCAGCGGCTGCTGTGGGAGCCCGGCGACCGTGGCCCGCTGAAGCGCACCATCCTCGAGGTCGACCCGCTCTACGAGCTGGGCCCGGTCGTCTTCCCCGCGTACGACTCCACCTCCGTCGGTGTGCGGTCGCTGCTCGCGCAGCTGACCCCCGACGAGCACCGCCTGATGCTCCGCGAGCTCGCCACCGAGCTGCGCACGCACGGCGGCATCCCCGATCTCACCGAGCCTGCCGCGCGGAGTGGCGAGCCCGATGACTCAGGCGCGCAGCCAGGAAACGGCGAGCGGCCAACCGCATCCACCCGATCCCGCGTCGACAGCGACGCATTGCGCCTGAGAGGCATCCTGTGACCGACATTCTCGAAGAGCTGCGCGGTAAGGACGTCACCGCGCTCGCCGAAGGTTCCACCCCCGACGAGCTCCGGGGTAAGACCCCCGACGAGCTGGCCCGCTACGTCGAGGTCCTCGACGCGCACCTGCGCTCGATCCACCAGGACGAGGACACCGGCGAGCTGCGCGAGAAGACCACCGACGAGCAGAAGGCCTTCGACTACGGCCTGAAGCTCCGCGACCTGGCCATCAAGAAGGTCGAGGAGCACCGCAACATCCAGGAGATCTTCCGCCGCAAGCCGGCCGCCGTGCAGCGGGCCCTGGCGAACATCCGGACCGGCAGCGACGACCCGTACGGCGACGTCCGCCGGCTCACCACCTCCGAGGCCCGCGACGGCGCTCTGCGCCGGCTCGATGAGCGCGGCGCGACCTCGCACCTGTCCGACGACGAGAAGACCCACATCGAGCGGCAGGTGCGCACCAACACCGACACCGCCCGGCGGATCCTCGTCACGGAGAACGAGCACTACCGCGAGGCGTGGATGAAGCTGGTCACCCAGCCGCACCCGTTCCTCGACGACGACGAGCGCAAGGCCGTCCAGGCGTGGCAGGAATACCGCGCTATGGCCGACTTCACCTCGGCGTCCGGTGGCTTCGGTATCCCGGTGTTCATCGACCCGTCGATCATCATGACGGCGCAGGGCTCCGGTAACCCGTTCCTGCAGATCGCCCGCCAGGTGAGCGTCAACACCAACCGGTGGAAGGGCGTCTCCAGCGCCGGCGTCACCTGGGCGTTCCAGACGGAGGCCGCGGCGGCGACGGACAACTCGCCGACGCTCGCACAGCCGACGGTCGACGTGCACATGGCCCGCGGCTTCATCCCGTTCTCGATCGAGGTCGGGATGGACTACCCGTCCTTCGCCTCCGAGATGTCCGCCCTGCTGGCCGAGGGCTACGACGAGCTGCTCGTCGACAAGTTCACCCGCGGCTCCGGCACGGGTGAGCCGACGGGCATCCTCACCGCGCTGTCGGCGAACGCGAACGTCCGCGTCCGAGTCGCCACCGCCGGTGCGATCAACTCGCAGGACCCGTACAACGTATGGAAGGCGCTCGGCCAGCGGTTCCGCCGCAACGCGTCCTGGCTGATGTCGGTCGGCGTGAACACGGCGGTCCGGCAGCTCGGCGCCGCGAACGTGTTCCACGGCTACACCGTGAACCTGCCGGAGGAGTGGGCCGGCCAGCTGATGAACAAGGGCGTGTACGAGGACCCGTACATGCCGGACACCACCACCACCACGTCCAGCACGATCGGCCTGGCGGTCGTCGGCGACTTCTCCAATTTCGTCATCGCCAGGAATGGCGGTATGGAAGTGGAATTGGTCCCGCAGCTGTTCCAGCAGGTCACTGCCGGAAGTGGGCCGGCAGTTCCGACAGGCCAGCGCGGCTGGTTCGCATACAGCCGCATCGGGAGCAATTCTGTGAACGACCTGGCATTCCGCCTTCTGACCAATACCTGATCGGCTCCGGAGGTGGCGGCTCCGCCTCTCGTGGGTATTACGGAGCCGCCATCCCCCGACCATCTGGAGGATTTCCATGGCCCTGACGACCGAATCGGCGAAGCCGGACCCGAAGCCCGCCGGCAAGCCCGCCGAGGCGAAGCCCGACGCCAAGCTGCCGGAGCCGGTAGCCGCCCCGGGCGCTACCGACCCGGCCGTGCTGCAGCTGCTCGCCGAGCAGCAGACGGCGGTGTCGAATGGCGACGCCGACGTGATCCGCGACATCAACGCCAAGCTCAACGAGCTGGGCTACAAGTAACCATCCACCGCGCGAGCCCCGGACACGGCACCAGCGTCCGGGGCTTTCGCATGCCCGGAAGGCTCGCTCATGGACGTCGTGTACCCGGTCGCCGACGCGGCCCTGACCCTGAAGACCGGCGCCACCTTCACCATCCGCCGCGGCCAGCACTGGCCGGCCGACGACGAGCTCGTGAAGGAGCACCCGGGCCAGTTCTCGACTGACCCCCGGTACGGCGTGGCGTTCTCGTCGCCGCCGGCCGAACTGTCCGAGGCCCCCGTCGAGCAGGCCACCGCCGCTCCGGGCGAGCGCCGGTCGGTCCGCCGGGGCTGATGCAGCACTTCGACCTACCCAGCCTCGCGGTCGCGTGGCTGACCTGCACGCTGCTGGCGACCATGTACGCCGCGCATTGCGCGCGCCCGCTCGTCTGCGAGCTGCGCCGCTGGCGACGAGCCCGCCCCTGATCGTCTCCGGCCGACTGCTCGTGGATGGTCGGTCGGTCGGAGGCTCAACCATCCACAACCATCCACGCGAAAGGTCGACATGACGCAGACCACCGACGCCGAGGCTCCCGCCGAAGCCCCGGACATGACCGGCGCCGTCGCGCTGGCATACGTGCACTCCGAGCGAGTCTCGTACTCCTGGCACCACTCGATCATCGAGCTGATGGGCTACGACTTCGCCAACCAGGCCCGCATCGTCCGCGGCGGGTTCGTCAGCATCCACTGCGGCACCGACGGCCTGGTCGACGCCCGCAACAAGGCCGTCTCGACGTTCCTCGCCGACCGGCAGGCCGAATGGCTGTTCTGGGTCGACACCGACATGGGATTCGCCCCGGACACCCTGGAGCGGCTGCTCGTCGCCGCCGACCCGCAGCACCGGCCCATCGTCGGCGCCCTGGCCTTCTCGCAGCGGCAGAACGAGTCCGACAACTGGGGCGGGTGGCGGTGCACGGCCACGCCGACGATCTTCGACTGGGAAGAGGTCGACGGCAAGACCGGCTTCTCGGTGCGCTGGGACTACGCGCGCAACACCGTCACCCGGGTGGCCGGCACCGGCTCGGCGTGCATCCTGATCCACCGCACCGTGCTGGAGAAGATCGCCGCCGAGCACGGCCCCACCTGGTACAACCGGATCCCGAACCCGTCGCTGAAGGCGATGACGTCCGAGGACCTGTCGTTCTGCATGCGCGCCGGTGCGCTCGGCTTCCCGCTGCACGTCCACACCGGCGTGCAGGCCACCCACCACAAGCCGGTCTGGCTGGCCGAGGACGACTACCTACGCCAGCGCGCGGTCAACGCCGAGCTCGCATCCCGGGCGGGTGAGCGGTCGTGAAGGTCGGCGTCACCGGCGCGGCCGGCTTCATCGGCACCTGGCTGACACGGGAGATCCGCGACGCGGGCCACGAGGTGGTGACCTGCGACCGCACCGCTGAGCACCTCGGCGAGTCGTTCGACCTCCTCAGCGGCGGCATGTTCCGGCTGTGGCTGGTAAACCACCGCCCGGACGTGGTCGTGCACCTGGCCGCGCAGGTCGGGCGGCTGCTGTCCGACGACGACCTGTCCCGCACCGTCCGGTGGAACGCCGAGGTGACCACGCAGGTCGCCCGCGCGTGCGGCGAGTACGGCGTGCGGCTGGCGTACGCGTCGACCAGCGAGATCTACGGCGACCGCGGCGACGCCGACGTCGACGAGGACACACCCTGGCTACTGCCGCACAACCTCTACGGACTGAGCAAGCGGTGGGGCGAGGAAGTCGCCCGACTGTTCGCCCCGGACCGGCTGGTCATCTTCCGCCCGTCGATGCCGTACGGCCCGGGCTCCCCACCCGGCCGGGGCCGCCGCGCCATGGACACCATGCTGTGGCAGGCGCACCACCGGATGCCGATCACCGTGCACCGCGGCGCCGAGCGCTCGTGGTGCTGGGTCGGCGACACGGTCCGCGGTATCCGGCTCGCCATCGAGCAGCCCGACGCCGCGGTGCTGAACGTCGGCCGCGACGACGACCCCCGCTCGATGCTCGAGATCGCGCAGACCGCGTGCAAGCTCGCGGGCGCACCTGACAGCCTCATCGAGGAAGTCGACGCACCGACCGCCCAGACGGTGGTCAAGCGGCTGTCGACCGACCGGCTGCGGGCGCTCGGCTGGGCCCCGACGGTTGACCTCGACGAGGGCATCCAGCGGGTCTACGACTGGGTGAGCCGCTACGACGCCGACGGGGTCCTGCAGTGATCTCGATCGTGGTACCGACAATCCGCGGCCGCGAGGAGCACCTCGAGCGCTGCGTCGCAGAATACGAGGCAAACACCTCGGAGAAGTTCGAGCTGATCATCGAGCACGACCACCCGGCATGCGGGCCCGGCTGGAACACCGGAGCCGAGCGCGCCACCGGCGACATCATCCACTTCACCGCCGACGACCTGGAACCTCATGAGGGCTGGGACGTCGCCGCCCTCGAGGCGCTCGCCCGCGGTGCGCTGCCAGCGCCGCGGCTGGTCAACCAGCACGGCCAACTCGACTCGTGCGGGCTGCACGGCGTCGAGATGGAGGACTGGGCCCCGGTGCCGATGTCCGTCGTCCCGTTCATGACCCGCGAGCAGTGGCAGGCGATCGGCCCGGTTCTGCCGATCCACTACTTCACCGACAACTGGATCTCCTGGCGCGGCGCCCGAGCCGGCTGGCCGACGGTCGTCCGCCGCGGGTTCGCGTTCACGCACTGGTGGGCCGAGGTGGGCCGCGGTGCCGGCATGACCTACCAGGAGCGGATGCGTTCCGACCAGGCCGCGTACCTGGCGGCCGTCGCAGAGGTGGAGGCATCGGATGGCGCTGTACGCGACCGCGGCTGAGCTGGCCTCCCACCTGAAGAAGGACCTGGACACCGCCTCGGCGACGCAGGTCTTGGAGATTGCCTCGGCCACGTTCTCCCGCATCGCAGACACGTGGTGGGAAGCGACGGCCGCCACCTACGAGGTCCTCGGCCGCGGCCGGACGCGCATCGAGCTGCCGTTCGCACCGGTGACCGCAGTGGCGCAGGTGCGGGTGAACGGTGTCGTGACGACCGGCTGGTCGCTGGTGAAGAACGCCATCTACCTGTCCACCGGCTTCGGCTCGGCCGGCAGCTTCCCGCCGGATCTGGTCGCCGTCGACCTGACCCACGGCAAGACGACCGTCCCCGACGACGTGAAGGGCGCGGTGCTCGACACCGCCGGCCAGGCCTATGAGATCCCGGTCGGGGCCATCGTCAGCGAATCCATCGACGACTGGGCGGTTCGCTACGCCACCGCCAGCGGCGGCCTCCAGCTCACCACGTCCGCCAATGACCTTGCCGTCGGCTACCGCGGCCCGCTCATCGCCTGAGGAGCAGTGCCATGCCCGCACTCACCGGCCAGGTCATCACCACCATCACCGACGCCAGCGGTGAGCCGGTCGTCACCGTCACCTGGTTCTACAACCCGGCGAACTCCAACTTGCGCAACAACCCGGCATCCTGGACCGCGCCGTCCGGCACCGTCTACCCAGCGGGCACGGGCGCGCTCATCGGCGACAACCGGCTCGGCCGGATGGTCCGGATGCGCATCAACGACGCCGGCGGCAACCAGATCCGGCGCGTCAACCTCCCCGCCGGCGGCCGGTCGGTGACCGCGAATCAGCTCGCCAACGCGGCGCCGCCGGATGGCCCGTACACCACCGTCCAGAGCCTCAACGGCCTGACCTTCGACCTGAGCTGACATGGCGGTCGCGGTAGTCCAGCGGTTGGCGAAGGGCTCGGCCGGAGCGGTCGCGTCGCTGTCGCTGGCGCCCGGTGACGGCTGGGCCACCCCGACCGCGGGCAACATCCTGATCGTCTTCGGTAACTCCGACTCGACGATCACCATGACCACGTCCGGCTTCACGGCGGGCCCGAGCGTCATCGACGGCAACGGCGCGTACTCCTGGTACAAGACCGCGGCCGGTACCGAGTCGACGATCACGATCACACCGGGGGGCTCGGCCCGCACGACGATTTCGGCGATCGAGATCTCCGGCGCGGCCCTGCCGATCGACGCCTCGAATTCCAGCACGATCGCCGGTTCCAACGGCGTGGTCACCACGGCCGCGTCGGTGACCACGACGGCGGCCGGGGACTTCATCGCTGCTGCCGCGCTGCTGCACTCCTACTCGGTGTCGAGTCCGTCGTCGCCGTCCTGGACGAACAGCTTCACGCAGCAGCTGGCGTCGTCGTCGACGCCGGTGGCCGGGTCGGTGGACGTGACCACGTTCGTCGCGGAGCTGATCGCCGGGGCTGCGGGCAGCTACAGCACCGTCTGTTCGTGGACGACGAACGCGGGCGACCGCCAGCACATCATCCTGGCCTTCAAGGAGGCCGCCGGCGGGACGGCCTTCACCCGCACAGTCGACGACCCGGCCGGCCTGACGGACTCCACGTCCGCCGTGTCCACGTTCGCGCGGACGGTCACCGACGCTGCGGGCTTCACCGACGCGGCCGCCGCAGTCTCCGCGTTCGCCCGGACCCAGACCGACGTGTCCGGCCTGACGGACAGCGTCACCGCGGCCTCCGTGTTCACGCGCGCGCCCACCGACAGCATCGGCCTGACCGACGCGGTAGCGGTGGCGAGCGGACCAACGCGCACCGTCGACGACTCCGTCGGCCTGACGGATTCGCTGGCCCTAGCCCGATCCGCCACCGTCAACGACGGCGCCGGGCTCACCGACGGCCTGGCGCTGGCCCGGAGTGCGACGGTCAACGACAGCGCGGGCTTGACGGACTCCGTTTCGGTGGAGCTGGCCGCCGCGGGCACTCGCCAGGTTGACGACACGATCGGCCTGACCGACTCGCTCAGCGTCTCGTCGACGCAGACCCTGACCGATTCGCTGGGCATGGTCGACGCCGTAACCCTGGCGATGTCCGCGGCCCGGGCTGCCACCGACGCGCTCGGCATCACAGACGCCGTCTCCGTCGACCGCGCCGCGACCGTCGCGGATTCCGCCGGCCTCACCGACTCGGTGTCGGTGAGCCTGAACTCCGGCGGCAGCCATGTCGTCACCATCACCGACTCGATCGGCCTCACCTCGGCCTTCCGCATCGCGCAGACCACGTACCGACCCAGCTCGGGTGTCACTGCCCGGCCGTACGCGGGCGTGACGCCGCGCTACCCGCTCGTCCCCGACTGAGGCACAAACCGAAGGGCTGACTCATGCACCTGATCGCACCGGCGGACGAGCGCACCGACGCACTGCACGCCGCCCTCGCCGCCGCCCGCGCGCTCACCCCCGACGGCATCGGCATGGTCGGCTACGGCGTCGCCGAGCTGATCGACGGCGAGGGCCGACTCAAGCAGCTGGTGCCGTTCCACAACCTCATCACCGACGCCGGTGACCTCTACATCGCCGGGAAGATCATCGCTGCGATCGCGCCGGCCAGCCCGGCGGCGCCGACCGCGGCGAACGGGATGAAGCTCGGCACCGCGTCCACCGCGGCCACGAAGGCCGACGCCGGGCTCGCGACCTACCTCACCGCGTCCAACGTGGCGTTCGACGCCACCTACCCGCAGACCGCGAACCTCGGCGCGGGCCTGGGCGTTAACGCCGTCTACCGCACCACCTGGGTTGCGGGCGTGGCCACGTCGGCGACGATCAACGAGGTGGCAATCGTGAACGACCAGGCCACCAACGCCGATACGTCTGCGGCGAACACCTACAGCCGGGCCGTGCTGACGACGGTCAACAAGACCGCCTCGGACAGCTTGGCGATCACCTGGAACTGGAAGGCTCTCGGCGCGTGAGCTCCGACGGTGCGGGCCTCACCGACGAGCTGGTGGTGGAGCTCAACGGGCCACCACCGCCGTCGCGCGACCCGTCGCCCCCGACCCCGACGTCCCCGCCGACCGCCCCAGCGGCCGAGGAGGCGCGATGCAGCTCCACGACACCGTGACCCGGCTGCGCGCCCCGCTGGTCTCCGCAGGGTATGGGAACTCAGCGCGCGACTGGCCGGCCGCCGTCAGCCAGGACTTCCTGGTGCACTGGTCGACGAAGACCACGACCGAGGTGGTTGGCGACGAAGCCAAGACGGTCACCCGGACCAAGATCTTCGGCGGCCCGGATCTAGCCCTCGAAGCCACGGACCGGATCGTGTTCCAGGGCGAGACCTACGAGGTCGACGGGGACGTCATGAACTCGTACCGCTTCGGCCAGCTGCACCACGTCCGCGCGATGCTGCGCCGCGTTGCCATGCCGGGGAGCTAGCGTCTGCGGGTCTTGCGGCGGTAGGCGCGGTGCATGTCGCCGATCTTCGGGTGCCGCTGGCGGAACAGCGCCCAGTAGCTGCAGGCACTCATCCGGTCCACGGAAAAGCTCACCGATGCGCAGCGGCCGTGTAGGTCGAAGCCCAGCAGCGCATCCGTCAGCGGGTCGTCGGCGAGGGTCATCTGGCAGGACTCGGCGGCGCCCATCGGAACCCAGTCGGTCCAGTTGATGACGGACGTTCCAGCGGGTGCGTAATACAGCATCTGACCAGCTTAGACGTCCGGGGGTGAGCTGGCCGTGGCGTTTGCCCTGCTGCCCGACATGGAGCAAGAACTGGTCACCTTCCTCGCCGCGCACGCCAGCCTCGTCCCACTGCACGGCGGCCGGGTCGGCACCGAGGTCGACACCGACCTCGCGTGCCTTCAGGTGACCGCCCTTGGCGGAACCATGCCGTGGCCGTGGGAGGGGACCGTCGAGTTCGCCGTCTCCGCGTGGGGCCCGCGCGAAGGGGCGACCGCCAAGGCCGACGCGAACCTGCTCGCCCGCACCGTCGCAGCCGCCGCCTACGACATCGTCGGCCAGGCCGTCACCGGCGGCCGAGTCATCGGCGCCGACGTGCGCCTCGCGCCGCTGTGGTCGCCGGACGAAGAGACCGCCCGGGCCCGGTACCGCACTGATATCGCACTGATCGTCTACCCCGCATGACCAGGAGGAGCACCGTGGCCGAGCGCCAATTCGTGGTGGTGGAGGACATCCCGCACGGCGGGGTGCTCGCCTACACCCGAGGTCAGACCATCACCGCCGAAGCCGTCGAGGCGAACGGCTGGCAGGACCACGTCGCCGCCGTCGGCACGAAGTCCGCCGCCGAGGTCCAGGCCGACATCACCGGCCGCGACCCCGCCGAGTTCCAGACCATCACGCGCAGCGCGAAGAGCACCAGCTCGGACAGCGCCAGCGCCGAGCCGAAGGGCTGACCCGTGGCCGTCGCAACCATCACCCCCGGACTCATCCAGACCGGGCCGGGCCGGATCTACTACGCGCCGCTGGCCACCGCCATCCCGACCATCACCGCCGCCGCGAGCAAGATCGCCGCGACGTGGACCAACTGGGTGCAGGTCGGCTCGACGGACGCGGGCATGACTTACACCGAGGCGACCGAGACGGCCGACATCCGGGTGGCCGAGTCGAAGTACCCGGTCCGTACGGTCACCACCTCCAAGTCGAGCCGAGTGTCCTTTGTCGCGAACGAGATCAGCGACCTGATCTGGAAGCTCGCGATGAACGGTGGCGTGAACACGATCACCGGCGCGGGCGCCACGAAGCTGTCCGAGTACTCGCCGCCGCTCGCCGACGCCGAGGTCCGGGTGATGCTCGCGTTCGTCGACAACCTCGACACCGAGGCGCTGGTCTGGCCGCAGGTGTTCAACGTCGGCTCGGTGGAGTACGTGCGCGGCACGTTCGAAACCAAGGCCGGGCTCTCCATGGAGTTCAACGCCGAGATCCCCGCGACGGGCTACACGACCCCGTACCGCCGGTTCACCGCGGGCGCGCTCGCGCTCGGCACCTGATCCACCTGAACGGCGGGGCCGGATTCCTGGCGGCGTCCGGTCCCGTCTCAGCCGCCAGCGCCGCCGCAGGAGAAGTCATGCCAGAGCAGCAAGAGCTACCCGAAGACGCGTTCGCCGCGACCGAGCTGATGGCGGGCGGCAGCCTGATCGAGCAGGACATCATCGTCAAGGCGAACGCGGGCGCCATGCTCACGTTCGCGGTGTGGAGCCTGCCGGCGGACGTCGTCGGCGCCCTCTTCAGGGACGCGCCGCACGCTTTCACTGCGGCGTACGGCAATGCGTGCGACGCGTACGGGGTCAGCGAGAGGAGCCGTGGTCCGGCCACGCACTCACTCGGCGTCGTCGGTGACAAACGAGCCTTCGAGGATGCGGTCCTCGAAGCGGTCGGGCGGCTACAGAAGCACGGGGTGCTCTGATGGCCAAGCTCGGCAGCTTCGGCGCGGCCGTCCGGGAACTCGACCCGGACAGCGACCGCGACACCTTCGACTTCTTCGGCGAGACGTTCACCGTCCACGGTGTCATCCCGGCGATGCTGATGCTGCGCCTCGGCGCGTTCATGGCCGGCGAGCTCGGCGCGATCGAGTCGAACGCGGTCGTCTTCAAAGCGCTGCGTCACGCCCTGACCATCCCCGCCGACCCGGCCAGCAAGACCCCTGCGGACTCGTCGCAGTTCGACAAGTTCGAGGATCTGGCCCTGGCCAAGCGTTGCGACTTCGACGAGCTGATCAAGCTGTCGTTCGCGCTGGTGGGCATCCTGATCGATTTTCCTACCGAGCAGCCGCCCACCTCTGCGGATGGGCCGCTGCCAACTGGAGAGACGTCGAGCTCCTCTGCCTCGGATACCCCGGCCTCGCCCGCCTCGAAGTCGGGCGGCAAGGGCTCGGCTGGCTGAACGACGTCTCCGGCCGGCTGCTGCTGAACACCATCGTCTACGGCCACCTGACCCAGCAGTACCTGCACGCCGCCGAATGCAAGGAACGGTGCGCCCCGGGCTGTGCCCGCCGGGCCTTCGACGAGTGGCTCAACGAGCCGGTCACCAAGACCGAGCGGGACGCCGAAGAGGCCAACGAGCTCAAGCTCCGCGCCGTGCAGCAGCAGCTCCAGTCGATGTTCGGCGGTCAGACGTGAGGGGGCGGCAGTGAAGCTCGACAACCGGCCCAGCGACCCGAAGGTGTTGCGAGACCTGGCCAACAGCCCTGAGGTGCAGGCCGTCGCCGAGCGGCTGGCGAAGGACATCCAGAAGGACGCGCGCCGGCTGGCCCCGAAGCGGTCCGGGACGCTGCGCCGGAACATCAAGGTCGAGGAGATCACTGACCTGGAGACCGGCATCGAGGGCTTCGCCGTCGGCTGGGACGACCGCGGCTGGTACGGGCAACTAGTCGAATTCGGGACCGAGGACACCCCGGCCCAGCCGCACCTCACGCCTGCTGCGATTAAGAACGGGGCGCGCGGTCCGGGTGGTGACCGGTGAGCGTCCTCCGTCGCGCGTATGTCGAGGTTGAGCCGGACGTCTCCGGCTTCGACGGCAGCCTGAAGTCCCAGCTCGCCCGGCAAGATGCCGGCGGCAAGGCCGGTAAGCAGGTCGGCGGCCAACTCAACCGTGCGCTGAAGCGGTTCGAGCTGGACCCGATCAACATCAAGGCCGACCCGAAGTCGGCGCTGGCCGGGATCGCCGTGGCCGAGGCGCGGCTGCGGGAGCTGTCCGGTAAGGCCGCCACGGTCGAGGTGAAGATCCAGACCGAGAAGGCGCTGAAGGATCTCGGCCGGCTCCGCAAGCAGATCGGCGACGTCGGCGGCGACGCAGCCCCGGAGCTGTCGCTCAGCCTCACTCAGCGCCTCGGACCCCTGCTGGCCAGCCTGCCGATCTCCGGGCCCATGGCCGCCGGTCTCGGCGCGGCAGCCGCGGCGGCAGCACCGCTGCTAGGTGCCGCCATTGCCGGCGGCATCATCGGTGGCGTCGGCATCGGCGGCATCATCGGTGGCGTCACTCTCGCGGCCAAGGATGCCCGGGTCAAGGCCGCCGCCGATATCCTCGGCGGCCGGCTGGAGACGCGGCTGGCCAAGGCCGGCGGCGCCTTCGTCGGCCCGACCATCGAGGCCCTGCACGAGATTCAGCGGACCGTCGACGACATCGACCTGGAGGGCCTGCTCGGCAACTCGGCGCAGCTCCTCCCGACCCTGACGACGGGGGTGGCGTCGGCCATCACCGACATCGCCGACGCCCTCACGGGGCTGACCGAGAAGGCGGGCCCGCCGGTTGAGGCGATCAGCGCCGGCATCGCGCAGATCGGCAAGGCCGCCGCCGACGGCCTGTCGAGCCTGGAGGACAACGCCGACGGGTCCGCGGACGCGCTGCAGACTGTCTTCGGGCTGGTCAGCAACGGCATCACCACCGTGCTCGGTCTGGTCAACGTCCTGACCGAGCTGTACGAGCTCAACAAGGCAATCGGTGGCGACGTCGGCCTGCAGATCTACCTGAAGGCCACCGGCACCAACCTGGACAACAACACCTTCTCGGCCCGTCGCACAGCCGGTGCCATGTCCGAACTCGACGGCGCCCAGATCACCGTGGCGGTCAGCGCCGAGGAGTTGGCGAAGCGGCAGGCGGCGCTGAAGGCAGTCCAGGACCAGGTGTCGGCGTCCCAGACCGCGCTCGGCGCCACCCTCGACTCGCTCGGCGGGAAGAACTCGCTCGCCGCCCGGACGAGCGATGCGCTGCGCACCGCGATGGACAACCTGTACGGGGCGACGATCCGGCAGACCGACGCCAACCAGGCGTTCGAGGCGTCGTGGGACGGGCTCAGCGCGGGGATCAAGGGCAACAAGGGCTCCCTCGACATCCACACCGAGGCGGGCCGGGCGAACCGTGACGTCCTGAAGGGACTGATCCAGTCCACCAACGAGGCGTACATCGCCGACATCAACGCGGGCACGGCGATCGACGAGGCGAAGCGGAAGCACGACAAGCGGATCAAGTCGATCGAGAACGAGTCGGTCAAGCTCGGCCTGAACAGGGAAAAGACGAAGGAACTGATCGGCACGTACGGTCAGATCCCGCCGAACAAGACCACCGACCTCGTCCTCGACGGCGTCCGCGAGGTCGTCCGGCAGCTGCAGAACCTCTACATCTACCAGCGCGCCCTGGCTGAGGGCCGCTCGATCGCGAGCATCGAGCAGAAGCTCCGCACCGGCAGCGACTCCGGCCCGGCCAAGGGCGGCGACCCCAAGCGGCCCGGCTCCGGCGGCGGCTACCGCGAGGGTGGCCGCACCGGCAACATCCCCGAGCACGCGGTTGCCGGCGTCGTGCACGGCAAGGAGGCTGTGCTCTCGGCGCCGACGGTTCGCCGGATCGACCAGCAGCAGCCCGGTTTCATCGACGAGGTTCTCGCGACCGGCCAGTTGCCGGGCTACCGCGGCGGTGGCCGGGTCGCACCGGTGGACACCTCGCGCAGGTGGCCGTTCCACGCCGACATGTCCGACACCTTCGTCATGTCCCGCGCTCAGGCCGCCGCCAAGGTGGCGCCTTCGTTCGGGGCCTGGCCGTCGGGTCCGGCCGCTCAGCGCGGTGACTCCGGCGTCTGGAAGCGGGTGCTGCAGCTCATCCAGTCCGGCCCGAAGATGGGCTCGTTCGGCAACGCGTTCAGGCCCGGTGACCCGAAGTGGCACGGAAGCGGGCGCGCGGTCGACTGGATGGGCTACAACATGGATGGCCTGGCGTCGTTCCTCGCCGCCAAGCGGCCGTTGGAGCTGATCCACCGCACCAACAAGCGCGACTACGCCTACACCCGGGGCAAGAACAAGGGGTCGTTCAGCGAGGGCCTGATGGAGGCCCACCGCAACCACATCCACATCGCCATGGACGACGGCGGCATGCGGATGCTGCAGCCCGGGATGAACCTCATCCCGAACGGCACCGGCCGCCCCGAGCCGATCGCCGGGCCCACGGCCATGGCCGCTATCGCTGGCGGCGGGGACATCCACATCCACCTCCCGCCGGGCACGGTCATCGCGTCGAAGCGGGCCGCGGAAGACCTACTCGTCGACGCCTACAAGTCGGCGAAGGCAGCGAGGCGAATCCCATGACCGTTCGCGGCTACCGCCCGGCCTTCGACTGGTCCCGGTCCGGTCTGTTCACCGGCACCCTCGAGGACGTCTCCAGCTACGTCACCACCGACGACGTGGAGATCTCCTGGGGTCGGGCCGCAGCCCGCGCGCTGGAGAACTCCGCGGCCGGGCGGCTGACTGTCGCGCTCAACAACATGGACCGCCAGTTCTCGCCGGAGTACAGCGCGTCGCCGATCTTCGGCAAGGTGCTGAAGGGCACGCCGTTCCGGTTCGACGTCACCGACCCGACCACTGCGGGCATCACCACCCTGCTCCGTGGGCCGATCGAGAGCTTCGAGGTGAACCCGGGCGCGGCCGAGCTGTCGTTCACTGCGCAGGTGTCGGACGGCTGGGGCACGCCCGGCGACACCAAGCTCAGCACTCCGGTCTACCAGGGCCAGCGCACCGGCGACCTGATCACGATCATCCTGGACCTGCTGGGCTGGCCGGCCGACCGGCGCAGCATCGACCCCGGTGCGACGCTGGTGCCGTACTGGTGGCTGGAGGGCACTGACGCGGCCACCGCCGTCACCGACCTGGTGCAGTCCGAGGGGTCGCCGGCGATCGCGTACGTGGCCGGCGGCGTGTTCGTCTTCCGCGACCGGCACCACCGGATCATGGACGCCAACGCGACCACCTCGCAGGGCACCTACACCCACACCATCCCGGCCGGTGCGGTCGGCGGCGACTACAAGGTGCTGGCTGGCTCGTTCACCTACGACCACGGCCAGGACCACATCGTCAACACCGCCACCCTCGACGTCACCCCGCGCATACCGGGCAGCCTGGAGGTGGTGTGGGAATCCACCGATCCGATCCTGCTCGTGGCGAACGAGGCCGTGACGCTGACGATCCTCGCCAACGATCCGTTCATCAGCCTGGAGACCCCCGACGACGCCCCCGGTGACTACCGGCTCGCGTCCGGCACGGTGACCGCTTCCCTGTCCCGGACCTCCGGCCAGTCGGCCCTGCTGACCCTCACCGCCGGCGTGGCCGGGGCCTTCCTCGACACCGGGATCCGGGTCCGCGGCGTGCCGCTGACGTCGGGCTCGGCCCGCAAGTTCACCGCCGTCGACCAGGGCAGCATCAACACGTTCGGACTGTCCGACTGGGACAAGCAGGCACCCTGGGCGTACTACTACGACGCCGAGGCGATCGCCGCGACCGTCGTCTCCGACTTCGCCGGCGCGCGCCCGTCAGCGACGTTCGAGGTCGAGGGCATCCTGTCGGCGGCCACGTTCACCCGCAACCTGGCCACCGCGGTCTCCGACCGGATCACCGTCCGCAACGACGAGTTGGGCTTGAATGCGGCGTTCCACGTCGAGCAGGTCACACACATCGTGCAGCAGCTCGGCGTCCGGCACCGGGTGAGGATCGGCGCGCAGCTCGCCGCGCCGGCTCAGGCGGTGAACCCGTTCACGTTCGACACGGCGACACCGACCACGCACGGCTTCGGCAACGGCCAGTTCGCCCTCGAGGCGGGCACCAGCGCGACCACGATGTTTCTGTTCGACAGCGCCAGCGGCTCCACCCAGGGCTTCGGCGCCGGGAAGTTCGCGGCATGAGCGACCTACTGCTGACCGGGAACCGGGTGGTCGCCAACTGGGGACGCTGGGTGGTCCACTGCCCGGCCCGCTGGTGCGACAGCGCCATGCAGGTCTGGCAGGGCCAGGAGCACACCGCGTGCGGTGACTGCGGCGAGCCGATCACTCGGCTGATCTGGCCGGCCGACCCGGAGGGCATCGAGGCGCTGCTGGCGATGCGGCCCTCGGCGAAGCTGCGTAACTGGCACCCGGGCGAGACGCTGCACCAGCTGCTCGCGGAGAACCTCCAGCACGGGATCCTGCCGCCGGATCCGGATCGGTCTCAGATGTTGATGACCGTCTCCGACGACCAGCGGATCGTCTCCGGCTCGCTCGGCCAGCTCATCGTGTCCGACGTCCGCCGCCACCAGATCGAAGCCGCCACCCTGGGAGAGCACTGATGGCCTGGACGACACCACTCACCGCGGTCTCCAACGCGGCCCTTACCGCCGCGCAGTGGAACGCGTCCGTGCGGGACAACCTGCTCGAGACCCCGGCCGCGAAGTTCACCGCCGCCGGCCAACTCTTCGTCAGCACCGCGGCCAACGCCGGTGCGGCCCGCAGCATCGCCTCCAACCGGGTCTCCGGCGGCACACAGGCCACCAGCTCGGCGGTGCTCGGCGACAACCTGACCACCGTCGGCCCTTCCGTCACCGTGAGCACGGGCGCCACGACGCTGGTGCTGCTCACCGCCTTCGTCGCCAACACCACCGCCGGCCAGGGCGGTTACGTGGCCTACGCCATTTCCGGCGCGACCACGATCGCGGCCACCGTCGACCGGTCGCTACGGATCATGTCGGGCGCGGCGGGCGAGCGAGCCCGGATGACCGCCGCGAACTGGCAGACCGGCCTGGCTGTCGGGTCCAACACCTTCAAGGCCCAGTACTCGGTGGTCGCTTCCGGCACCGCCGACTTCGACGAGCGGGAGATCGCCGTCCTGCCACTCAGCTAGGGAGCCGCCAGTGAAACGCCTACGCGCCGCACTCGCAACCGCCGCCATCACGGCGGTTTTTTTGTGCCTGCCGCAGCCCGCCGCCGGCCGGGTCGATCCAACCCGCGCCGACAACTGGCGTGCGATCGCCGAGCGCGCCCTGGCTCAGCTGCAGGTGCTCGACACCGGCGGCACGCAGACCGCGCACACCCTGGCGTTCGCCGCCCAGACCACCGCCTGGCTGTCCCCGTCCGGCTGGGCCGACCCCGCCGCGACCGCTTACCTGACCCGGCTCTACGCCACCGCCAACCCCGACGGGGGCTACGGCCTGGGCTACGCCTACGACGCCCACAACGACGGCACGGACAACTTCGCCTCCACCACCTACGTGGTCAGCCTCGCCGGGCACGTCGGCCCGCCGCTGCTGGACGCCTACCGAAGCAACCCGACCCCGGCGCTGCGGGCGAAGGTCCAGGTGATCTTCGACCTGATCGCGACCGCGCCGCGGATCGACACGGCTGCCGGGCGGTGCATAGCGTATTCACGCCACGGCACCAACGATGCGAAGCCGGGCCTGTGCGTGCACAACGTCAGCGCCGGCGCCGCGGCGTTCATGCTCGACGCGGGCCGGGACGGCTTCGCCACGCCGTGGTGGTTGGTGCAGGGCATCGCGCAGCGGGAGCTGTCCGCGTACAACGCGAACTCGCGCGGCTGGCCGTACCGGGACAACATGGCGCCGACGCTGCAGGACGACGCGCACAACGCCTACAGCATCGAGAGCGTGTATTCGCTGGCGTACCCGGTCGGCTACTCCGCGGCGTACGTGGCCCTGTCGACGGCACCGAACGAGCCGAACAGCGCACTCGGTTACGCCCTGCTGGTGGGCCTGCCATGGGCGCCGACGGCAGCCTCCGGTGGCACGACGATCTGGTGCCTACTGGGCGATGCCCGGCTGGGTGACGTGGACGCCTGGGTGACCGCCAAGTTCGCCGACATCGGCGCCATGGCCCAGGCCGCGTACTACTCGGCCCGTGCCGCCCGCGCGTGCACCGTGCCGCCCGTCGTGCCGCCGACCACCCCGCCGGTGACGCCTTCCGCCACGCCGACGCCCCCGGTCTCGCCGTCGGTGACCGTCTCGCCGAGCGTGAGCGCCGAGCCGACCACGCCGGTGACCACCGCCCCGACCCCGACCGAGACCGTGATCGGTTAGCCAGTCTTGCCCTTGCGCCAGCCGTGGCCTGGTCGGTCCTTCTCCCAGGTCTCGATGACCGCGAGCGGCCAGACGGGCGTGCGACCGATCTTCTCAGGCTCGGGCAGATCGCCGCGAGTGTGCATCCGGTAGATCGAGGCGCGTTGAATGCCGAGGCGCGCGGCGAGCTGATCTGCGGTAAGGAAGCCTTCCATGCCCCTCAAGATACGTTGTCCTGTTGGACTTGACAACCCATTCTAACCGGCCTAACGTTGTCCATGTCAGCAGGACAACGTTAGGGGTTGTAGATCATGTACGACGACGGCATCGACGAAATTGAGTTCCCGACACCCATCTGCTCGGACGCGACGCCGCACGCAAAGCACCGGATCGCTGGCACCTGGCGCGAGGAGTGCCCCGGCGTCGAGGGTCCTGCGATGCAGCACTACGGAACCGACGAGCGCCCCTGCGCCGAGTGTGGCCACTGGGGCAACGGTCAGGTCCCCGGCTGCACCTGCATCGGGTGCGACTGGCCGAGGACCGCGTGGGATGGCAGGGGCAACGTGATCGTTCCCGGCGCCCGGCAGTTGGCAGCGGAGTGCGGCGCGGAGCTGCGGACCTTCCCGTTCGGGTACTGCAACCGGCCCGCTGGCCACCCGACCGACAGCCTGAACCACGACCGCGTGTCTGAGCGTCCGGCCCGGAACCGGGCGACCGACGCGGACCGACGCTGACTCCTGGACTCTCCCGACGCTGGTCGTACGCGGCCAGCGTCGCCACCGCCTCGACTCCCCCCAACCAGATAGGAGGCACAGTGACGGCGGCCAAGACCCCCCACAAGCAGGCCCGCGCGCTGCTGATCAAGCACCTCGACATCCACCCGGGCCGCGTCGTCGAGAACGACCTGGACCCGGCCGAGGTCGGCATCGTCGGCGACACCGACCACGCGCAGGGCGGCGACTCCTACCACTTGGGCAAGGACCAGATCCGCAAGACCGGGCACCGGTACTCCGTCGACGAGTCCCCGCTCGACCGGGCCGGGCTGGACAACTACGCGTCGGCCATGGACATCGGCTACTTCAAGGTCACGACCCCGCGCGGCACCTTCACGCTGCGGGACTTCTCGCTGTGGCTGGTCGACCGGTGCGAGGACCGCGACCCGGACGCCAAGGACATCCGGGAAATCATCTACAGCCCGGACGGTCGAGTCGTGAAGCGCTGGGACCGGCTGAAGCGCCGGACGACCGGCGACAGCAGTCACCTGTACCACACCCACATCTCGGAGCACCGGGACTCGATCGGCGACCGGATGCTGATCCTGGCCACGCGCTGGCTCAAGCACATTGGACTCATCGAGGAGGACGACGACATGGCGGGCATCACCCAGAAGGACTTCAACGAGCGCTTCATCGGTGCGCTCAAGGACCCGGACATCGCCAAGGCGATGCGGGCGATCCCGTGGCAGTACGTCGGCGGCGGCATCCCCGCGGGCATGAGCACCCTCGGTGTCCTGGCCGGCTCGTACGCCGCGGCCCGCACCGCGGCCGGGGATGACGTCGACGAGTCCGCCATCATCGCCGGGGTGCTGGCCGGTCTCGACCCGGCCGCGATCGCCGCGGCCATCCCGACCGACCTGGCCCAGCGGGTCGCCGACGAGCTGGCCCTCCGGCTCAAGGTCTGACCGTGGCGGCCCCGCCCGAGCACGTGCCGGGCCCGGGAGTCGACTCGACAGGACAGCCGGTCATCGACCCCACCCGCAACGTCCTGGACCTGGTCGCCGCGGCGATCCAGCGGCAGGACGACCTGCGCGAGTCCCAGGCCGCGGGCCTGCGCCGCGAGGTGACCCTGCGCGCCGAGTACGACGAGAAGCTCCGCAAGGCCGAGAGTGCCCGCATCGACGCGATCCGCGCGGTCGACGTCGGCGCCGTCCAGCGGGCGGCCGAGGTCTCCACGCAGCAGGCGACCACCCTCGCCGCCCAGGTGGCACTGTCCGCCGAGGCGGTGCGCACGACGCTGGCGGCGGCGATGGAGCCGATCCAGAAGGACATCGCCGACCTGCGCCGGGCTCAGTACGAGGCCCAGGGCAGCCGGGGTCAGGTCGGAGAGACCCGTCTCAACCTCGGCGCGATCCTCGGCGGTCTGGCCCTGATCGCGGCGGTGCTGTTCGGCATCATCTCCAACCTCTAAACGCACCCGGCCTAGCCCCCGCCGAGTGTCATACACCGGGCTCAACGTGCCGGCATGGGAAAGGCGGAACATGAGTGAGCGGCAGCGAGCGGCGGGGCCCGGACCGGCGGGTGCTCTCCCGGGACAGCTTTTCGTTCATCGCCGGCTGGTTCCTGATCATCTGGCAGGGCACGGTTGCGGACCCGTTCAACCCGACCGTGTTCACTGGCGGGATCGTCATCGCGCTGGTGCCCGGAGCGCTGGCCGCGTGGGCGATGCGGGTAAGTGGCTCGACGCCTATCGAGCCGCCGTCATCGGAGCCAGCGCCGGCACCCTCCTCGGAGCCATCGTCATCCTGATCACCTCGCGGGGCCTGACGTGACCGCCGAGGACCGCGAGCGCAAGCGCGCGGACGACGCCGAGGTGGCGACCGGCGAGCAGCAGCACCGCGCCGAGGTCGCCGAAGCGCGCCCGGGCTGGTACTGGTGGGCGGTCATGGTGGTGACGTCGGTTCTCGGGCCGTCGATCGCGATCGGGGTCGCCCGGCACAACCAACGCCAGTCCGAGCAGGCGTGGTGCGAGGTGATCAGGGTCCTCGACGAGCCCTTGGACCCGAAGGCCCCGCCGCCGTCGGCGCGGGGGCAGCGGATCTTGGCGGGCATCGCCCACGTCCGCGACAGGTACGACTGCTAGCCACCCACCAACCAAAGGAGGACGCCATGTCCGACGTCACGGCAAAGATCATCTGCCAGTCCAAGCAGGAGGCAGGCGAGGGCGACGACCGTACGGTCAACGTCGCCTTTGGCGCCGACTACAACGACGGCCGCAACAAGGAGTGGGCGCGCTGGACGCCCGGCCTGTCGCTGACGATGGGCCTCAAGGGCGCGGTCGCCGACCGGTTCGAGGTGGGCAAGGCGTACACGCTCACCTTCGCCGAGGAGGGCTGACCATGTTCACCACCAGCTTCTGGAAGCAGGCGGCCGAGCGTGCCATCAAGTCGGCGGCCCAGGGCCTGATCGGCATGTGGACGCTCGACGGCTTCAACGTCCTGACCGTCGACGTCAAGCTCGCGGCCGGGATCGCGGGCGGCGCGGCCGTCCTGTCACTGCTGTCGTCGATCGTCACGTCGGGCGTCGGCGAGCCGAACAGCCCGAGCGCGGTCCGCAAGGACCCGGCGCCGATCCAGGGATAGCGCGCCCGCGCCACGCCGCAATACAGAACCGCCCCCACCTCTCTTCGGAGAGGCGGGGGCGGTTTTCCGTGCTTCGGGACCGGCTAGTTCTCCATGAGGCGAGCCTAGCCGGTCACCCTGACCTGGCAGTCGAGTTCGCCGGACGCCTGGCCGTCGAGGATGGTGGACTCGTCGTGACGCACCGTCTCGCCGGGCCGGATGCTGGCCACGCGCGCCGTGTCGGTATCGAGCCGCGCCCCGGACCCGTCGCGGTACTCGATCCGCACGGTGGCGCTGCGCGTCTGCGCCGTCGTGTTCTTGATCGTGAACCCGACCGTCGCGGTCGACAGCGATCCGGTCGTCGCGGTGCAGCTGGTTACGGTGAGGTCGAAGCGGTCCGACGCCGGGCCCTGGGCGACGCGGACGATGAACAGCAGCGCCAGCGCGACGGCGCCCGCGATGGCGAACACCGCGACGATGCCGGGCCCGCTGGTCCACCACACCAGCCTGGGGTTCGGCGGCTTGACCGGCGGCGGCGGGGCCTGATGGCCGGGCGGCGGACCGTACTGCGACGGCCAGTATTGCGGCTGGGCGGGGGCGGTGGGCGGTTCGCTTCCGGGGTGCGTCATCTGGCGGCCCTTCTGGTGTGGAGGCCGCCCGAGTGTGAACGCTGAATGATGATCTAGCAACGCTGTGTCAGCTATCCGCCCGGACGGGGGAGCCCGATTCAGCCGGATCGGCTAGGGCCCTCTCGGCGAAGTCCGCGTGCGACGCGGGCGTTCTCTCGCTGCAGCGCCTCCTCGACGTAGGCGGTCATCGTGACGCCGAGCTGCTTGGACAGGGCCTCGCCTTGCGTCCAGGTGTCGCCGATGCGGACGTTGCGCTTCGGGGTGACGCCGGTCGCTGGGCGCCCGCGCCGTTTCGGTGTGCTCTCTTCCGTCATGGGTTTAGCGTACCACAGCTCAAGGGAAATCTGTACCACAGGATCCCTTGCCAACCCTTCCTTTCGTGTGGTACAGTATATACATAAGGAAGAACGAGACAGGGAGACCGAAATGCAGAAGATCATCGACGGCGAGACGTTCACCCAGATCGACGAAGGCACCTACCAGGACAGCAACGGCGGCGAGTGGGTCGCCTTCGAAGCCAAGGACATGCGCAGCAAGATCCGGTGGGCCGGCCGAGAGCTCGCGAAGATCAGCCGGGAGCAGCTCCTCACCGAGGACGGGGCGGCGCTCTACACCGAGATCAAGGACATCGAGGTCGAGACCGAGGAAGACCTCCGGATCGTGGAGATCCTGTTCGGAAGGTGAGGCGATGGGGGCCGCGGCCCCGGCCTTGGTCAACTCCAGGCCCGGTGTGAGAGCGCTCTCTAGGCCTGCTCTCTACTCACCCTCAGGCTCCTCGGCCAGCACACCCCGACCGTTCGCCACGAACCACGCCTCGACGTCCTCGACGCGCCACACGGCGAGGCCGCCCGGCCAGTCGTCGTACGGGTCGGGGAAGCCCTTCTGGCGGGAGAGGGCGTAGGCGCGCTGCCGGGTCAGGCCGAGCCGGTCGGCGATGTCCCCGGTCGTATAGAGCCGGCCCTTTGTCCCCACGACGATCACGGTAAGTACGTCCTGAATTGTCTGATGGGCTTTTCGCGATGACTTTCCAGAACGACTTAACCTGGGACAACTCTGCGGGTAATGTCGCTCACTGACGGCGGTCGGGGCCTCACCCATGGGCGGCCACCCGCGGCCCCGGCCCGCCGTCCCGCCGACATCCGCCGGCGGCCTCAGGGTGAGAGGCGAGAGCGATGAAAGATCGGTATCCCATGCACGGCAGGCGCCGCTTCTGGGGGGTGCTCTGGACGGTCGGCTGCCGGTGCGGCATGAACGCCTACCCGTGCATCGTCGAGCGAACGCTCGAAGCCTTGCGTAGGGACGCGCCCCGGCACGCCGCCGAGACCTACCCGGGGCCTCTGCGCGTGCCGGGGTCGCGCGACTCGGACCGGCGCGGCTGGTCGGGAGGTGCCCGATGAGCGCGCACGTGACCTCGCTCAAGCCGAAGCTGAGCATGCCGTGCTGGCTGGAGAACCACGGCGCCGCGATCCACACGCCGGAACGCAAGGCCGCCTGGCACGCCGACTGCCCGAACTCGCTGGCGTGTTCCTGCCCCGCCCACTACCGGGCAACGCCTGCGGAGGTGGGCCACCGATGAGCACCGAGCTACCGCCGGGCGACGTCATGACGTCCCGCAGGCTCATCGCCAAGCGCCTCGGCTGGCCCGACGGCGCCCTGGAGGCGTGCGTCGAGCTGGAGGCGGACTTCCCCGACTGGGTCGTGTTCTGGACCCGGGGCGGCCTGCCGTCCGACCGTGACCCCGGATACCGGGCGGTGCTGAACCTGCACGGCTTCGTCTGCAGCCTGCGCGCGGAGACCGTCGAAGGGCTGCGGGATCAGGTTGCCACCGTCGATGCCGACCTGCCGCGCCGCGTGTTCCCGACGCCGTTCACGCCGCTGACCTACCGCGATTAGGCCTCGGTGTCGTCCTCGGCGGCCGGCTTGCGGTGCTTGGCGATCCACGCCTCGACGTCTCTGGTTTCCCAGATGACGATCCCGACGAGCCGGGCGGCCGGCTCGGGGAAGTTGCGCTCTCGGACGATCTGGGATGCCCTCGGCCGGCTGACGCCTAGCCGGTGCGCGATCTCGGCGACGCCCATGACGTCGAGTCTGCCCATGGGGGCGCACCCTATGGCTACATGATCTTACTGACAGATCTGCCGGGTGGGTGCGCCATCCTTCGCCCATCGTGATCGGCATGCAATAGAACGCCTGTTCTACTGACCGAACGGATGGTCTTGGCGTGACTAGTGGTGATCAGGTGGGAGCGATAAGTCACTGTGCAGGTAGGCGGACATGGGAGGAGTGTGAAGATCTCTCGCGAGCTGAGGCGGCAGCCCAGCGGGGTGCGCAAGGAACAGCGAGCACGGGGAGGGGACCAGGAAGTGCACCACGTGATGATGCAGGCGCTCGATGGGCAAGAGCTACGAGCGATCTTGGAAAGGCCGGAGGAGTTCGGCGTAACCCGGGTGGTCTTCCCGTCGCAGGAGTACCGGTCGGCACGAGCCGGCGAGCGCAATGCCCGCAAGCACCTCTACCACACGGTGCCGGTGTTGCCGCGCGGCGACGACGGCGGCTTTGCCGAGAAGTTCCTTAAGGACCGCCGCGCTCGTGACACATGAGCGACACATGATCTACGTGGCAAGATCATGAGAAAGGCCAGGCACCCTAGCGGTGACCTGGCCTTTTGCTTGGTGGGCGATACTGGGATCGAACCAGTGACCTCTTCCGTGTCAAGGATGTTCGGGCAAGATCCTGACCTGCGGCGATGCGCTGATCATGCCGATGACCTGCAAAAACTCTTGGTCACACTTGGACCAACTTCTAGCACCGTGACATGGTCGCGACACACAGCTGACCACTCATGATCCACTGCGGGCGCGCTTCAGCGCCTCCCGCGCGGCGTCGAACCGGCGATCTCCCGAGTGCGTGTACCGCTGCCCCGAGCGCACGTCCGAGTGCCCCATCAGCGCCATCCGGTCGTGCAGCGCCAACCCGGCATCGGCCAGCCGCGTGCCGTAGGTGTGCCTGCAGTCGTGCGGCGTCGGCCGCGGCTCAGCCAGCGGCTCCACCGCCGGCTTCCACACCCGGCGCAGCCACGTCGGATACCGCATCGGCCCGCCCAGCGATGCCGTGAACACCAGCCCGCCCGCCGGGGTCGCCAGCACGAGGGGCCGGAGTAGGGCCAGCAGGTCCGGGCCGACCGGCACCGGGTGGAACTCGTCCTTGCCCTTCGGGTACTCGCGGATCGTTCCGTCGCGCTCCATCACCGGGCCGATGACGACTAGGCCGGTGCGCAGCTGCACGGCCTCCTTCCGGACGGCCGCCGCCTCCTCCCACCGCACGCCGGTGTCGAGCAGGAACTCCACGAACGGGCGCGCGTCCCGCCGGTCCGGGAACAGCTCGTCGAGCCGGGCCAGCAGCTCGGCCTCCTCCTCGGCATCGATGACCCGGTCGACGTGCCGCGGCGGCTCCGGCGGCTTCACCTTCCGCGCCGGGTTGGCCCGGATCCAGCCGGCGTCCACCGCGAGCTCCAGCGCGGCCTTGAGGACGTTCAGCGCGGCGATCGTCGTCCACGCCTTCTTCGGCCCGAGCTGCTCGTCGAGGTCGTTCACCCAGGCCCGCACGTCCGGTTTCAGGATCGACCCGACCGGGATCTGCTCCCACCGGGGCGCCACCCAGTTCTTCCACGTCGACGCGTCCCGCTTCCGCGACGCCTGCTCCAGCTTGCGGGCGCCCCCGAACTTCTCCCACACCTCGCCGACGGTGTGCTTCGCCAGCCGCGGGTCAAGGAACTCGCCGCGCTTGATGTCGGTCTCAATGCCGTCAGCCCACGCCTTGACCGAGCCCTTCAACTCGCGGGTCTCGGTGATCCGCCCGGCTGGCGTGCGGACCGTCGCGGCCCACAGTCCGGATTCCAGTTGCCGAATGTAGGCCATCAGCCGGCCCTCGGCGTGGATCGGGAGCGGTACGGGGCGAGCACGCTGTCGACGATCCGGATCAGGATGTCCTGCTCGTCGGCGGAAAGGGTGGACTGCGGACCGAGGCGGCGCTCCAGCTCGGCGGCGAGCGGGTGGAGCGGGGGAGCCCCGTCGATCGGGAGCCCCTCGTCGATCTCGGGGTAGGCGATCCGGACGAGCGTGCTCAGCTTCGCGCCGAGGTGCGGGGCGACCCGTTCGAGCAGCGGCACGTCGGGGCGGACCTGGCCGTTGAGCCAGCGGGACACCACGCTGGAGCTGATCCCGGCGGCGCGCGCGAATTCGGTCGGTGTCTCGTAGCCCATCCCGGTGATCGCCTGCCGCAGGTATTCGGGGAAGGCGGGGAGTGGCTCGGATTTCCGCATGTGGAGACCATATCGAACCCGTCCGCGCGCGGACGACCGACCTGCATGACTCCTAGCTGCGGAAACGCGGCGGGCCTTCGTTCGCGGCCGAAGCCTCCATGTCTCCATGGATGGAGACGATACGGCATCTGAGCCATCGGTCAAGTCCTCTGAGGTGGTCCTGGCCTGCCAAATCTTGGCCTTGCGTCTCCATCCCCGGATGGATAGTGTCGTCTCCATGAGTGGAAATGCCCGGCCGACACTGCGGCTGAGAACCGAAAAGTTCGACGAGCTCGCCGCTGCAGTCACCGGCGCTCGTACCGACCGAGAGCTCGCCGACAAGCTCGGTGTCAGCTACAACCACCTGTCGCAGGTACGTACTCACGGCCGCACGCCTGGCACGCAGTTCATCGCCGCGGTGTGCACGGCCATGCCACACGTCCCGTTCGAGCAGCTCTTCGAGACCGTCGAGCCGATCGCGGCGAGTGATGCAGCATGAGGACTCGCACCGTCCCGGACGGGACGCCCGCCCCCACCCCGCCGCCGCCGCAGCCGCGCCCGCCGGCCGGGCCGGGCCGGGCTGCTGGCGAGGAATACCTGAGCGTCGCTGAGGTCGCCGCGCTGTGGCACGTCAGCCCGAAGACGGTCTACCGCCGGGTGTACTGCGGGGAGCTGACGTACATCAACGTGGCCGAGGCGAGCGCACGGCAGGCGTCGATCAGGATCCGCCGGTCCGCCGCGCACCAGTACATGGCCGACCGCGAGCGTCCGGGGCGTGCGTCATGACCGGCCCGAACCAGCCGCTGCCGCAGCCGCTGCCCGCTCCGGGCCCGCCGCCGGCGCCGGGCGTCCTGGCCGTCTTCACCTACTCCGACACCGAGATCCGGACGGTCGTCCGTGATGGCGAGCCCTGGTTCGTTGCCGCCGACGTCTGCACGGTCCTAGAAATCGTCCAGGCCGGCTCATCGCTGCGACTGCTCGACGAGGACGAGAGGGGGATGCACAGTGTGCACACCCCCGGCGGGGACCAGATGGTCAGCGTCATCAACGAGCCGGGTCTCTACTCGCTGATCCTGCGCAGCCGCAAGCCGGAGGCGAAGGCCTTCAAGCGTTGGATCACCCACGAGGTTCTGCCGGCCATCCGGCAGACCGGCCGGTACGAGGCGAAGCCCGCGATCCCGCAGACCTACGCCGACGCCTTGCAGCTCGCCGCCAACCAGGCCCGCCAGTTGGAGGCGCAGGCAGCGCAGCTCGCGGTGGCCGCGCCGAAGGCCGACGCCTGGGACCACCTGGCCAGCGCCGTCGGTGACTACTCCGTGGCCGACGCCGCGAAGATCCTGTCCCGGCACCCGCTCATCAAGGTCGGCCGCGACCGGCTGTTCACCCTGCTCAACCGCGAACGGTGGACCTTCCGGCGCGAGCTCGACAACCGCTGGACCGTCTACCAGCGCGCCGTCGATGCCGGCTGGATCACCGAGCTCGCCAGCAGCCACTACCACCCTCGGACCGGCGAACTCGTGCTCGATGCCCCGCAGGTGCGGATCACCGCGAAGGGCCTGGGGGAGCTGCACAAGCGGCTGACAGGTGAGCAGACCGCGATCAAGGCTCCCGAGCTGGTTGGTGCTGCGCACCGTCCGCTGGCCGGCTCGGGCACGACTCCGGCCCGTCAGGACCCTGCCGCCGCTGGCCCGGTCGCTGCGCCTGGCGGGCCGGCCAGCACCTGAGCAAGAAGCGGGCCGCCCGGCTTCCCCCCGGTCGGCCCGCGCACCCGATCCAACCTCACAACCACGAAAGGCCTGATCAGGTGATGACCGAAAACCTACAGCCCACCGAGACCGCCGACCAGCCCGACCACTTCGCCGAGATCGCCGCCGCGCTGTACCGCATCGCCGACAGCATCGTGACCCTGGCCGGCTCTGACCTGCCGAAGGCCAGGTTCAACCTGACCATCCAGCCGGGCGTATTCAAAGGCAGCGACGACCTGAACGCGGGCGCCGTCGACGCCGTGACGTCCGCACTGTTCGGTCATCCCGGACGGCCGGATCTGATGGGCGACGGTTCCTACCTCTACACCAACTCCGAGACCGGAGTTGAGCGGGTCGGCCCGGTCGACGTCCGCGTCCTGACCGGCGTGTCGACCGAATGGGTTCGGAAGCGCGAGGCCGGCGACAAGCTGGCCGAGCGTGAGGCCGAACTGGAGAAGCTCCGCGCCGAGGTCGCCGAGCTGCGCGGCCAGGTCGCCGCTGACGCGTCCGGCCTGCTGCACTCCCGTGAGCCGGAGTCCACCGTGGTCACCCCGGTCCCGGCCGGTGTCGACGGCCACCCCGAGGGCCGCGCGGCGGGGATCGTGCCCGAGCCGATCGCCAAGCACTACGAGACCGGCGGCTGGACCGGCGGGCCCGGCGGCTGCGGCGTGGACTGCGCGTGCGGCGTCGGCTTCGGCGGCTTCGACACCCTCGCCGAGGCGGTCGCGGAGCTGAAGGTCCACATCGCGGCCGGGAACGGCGAGGCGCCAGCAGCCGAGCCCATCACGCGGTACTTCAGCTTCGGCCACGGCCAGACCGACCCGGTGTCCGGCGTGAGCCTGCTCAACCACTACGTGACCGTGGTGGCGACGACGGCCGAGGACTGCCGGGAGGCGATGTTTGCGAGCCGGTTCGGCAACCGGTGGGCGTTCGAGTACATCCCCGGCACGCCGCAGGCCGACGAGTGGATCCCGCAGTGGACGGAGCACGAGCGGATCGACGCGACGAGCCTACGGGCCGGTGAGCACGGCCGGGTCACGAACCCGGACCTCGCGCGGTTCCTCGCGGGCAAGGAGTACAAGCGCCGCGAGGCGGCTCACTTCCTCGGCCTGGAGGAGTCGGCCAAGCACTACCCGGCCGAGAGCGAGACGGAGCGCTGATGGACGCCGACGACTTCGACGCGGCGCTCTACCGCCTGGACGAGATGCTGTTCGGCGGTGAGCCGCCAGAGCCGGACTGGTCCGCACGCTGCGACTCCCTTGCGCCGGGCGCGTTCTGCCCCACCTGCCACCCGTCGCCGCGTGAGCGCCGCCGGCTGCGGCACCGGGAGTGGCAGCGCCGGGACCGGGAAGCCGCCGCCGCGCTTCGACGAGCTGTCGCCGACGTACTGAGCCCGGGGCTCGGCGTCGACCTCCCTGGTCGCCGATCCCCGCACCGCCCGGCTGGTCCCCTGGCCGGGCAAC